ATGTCAAACTGCTTAAAAGGTAAAAGAATTGCAATGCGCACTAACACAAGTAGAGCTGTAAATTACCAATGTATTAAATCAAAAGCAGAACTTGAAAAAAATATTGATGGATCTTTAACTATAAAAAAATTAATTTTGGAGTAATTATGAATTTATCAAGAAATTTTAGTTTACAGGAATTAACAAAATCAGATACTGCTATTCGTAGAGGTATTGATAATGAACCAAACGCTGATCAGATAGATAAACTTAAAATGTTATGTGAAAATATCTTACAACCAGTACGTGATCAATTTGGTAGAGTAAAAGTAACCTCGGGTTATCGTAGCCCTGAGTTGTGTGTTGCTATCGGCAGCTCGATTGGATCACAACATGCAAAAGCTGAGGCGGTTGATTTTGAATGTATGGGGGTGGACAATGCTGAAGTAGCAGACTGGGTTAAGATGAATTGTGAAGTAGATCAATTAATTTTGGAGTATTATACTCCTGGTGAGCCAAATTCTGGATGGATTCATGCAAGTTACATACCATTTAATCCTAGACATCAATATTTAAGAGCATACAAAGAAGATGGTAAAACAAAATATAAACCAATAATAGGAAAGGCAGTAGATTTAGTATGACTATAGGAAGATCACAAATATCCGCACAAATTGATGGTAAACTAAGAGGTGCAAGAGATGAAAAAAAGAAAAAAGAAAGAGTAAAAGTAGCTATAAAAAAGAAAAGAAAAAACCCTTTAGCTAAGACATTTACTGTCTAATTAAAAAATGTTATAATCTTGCATGACTAAATTATGTGCAAGAGGCAAATCAGCAGCTAAAAGAAAATTCAAAGTTTATCCTTCTGCATATGCGAATGCTTATGCATCTAAAATTTGTGCAGGTAAAGCAAAAGACCCATCTGGTTTAAAAAGAAAAGATTGGGGACCAAAGAAAGCTAATACAGGTAAATTAATAACAAAAAGAAATACTAAAACTATTGAAGAACTTAAAAAAGAAACACAAGAAATTATAGATAATTTTCCAAAAGAAAAAGTTATTGATACTAAAAAACCAAAAAAGAAACCATATAAAAGTGTCAAACCAGATGCCTCAATGTCAATAGATACTACAACATATCCTCTTGGACAAGGACCTTCATCTCAATCAATTAAACCAATGATGTGTGGTGGCGAGGTACGTGGAGCAGGAGCAGCAATAAGAGGTAAAGGTTTTAAAGGTACATTTTAATGAGTGATAAAGACTTATCAAAAAAAATAATAAAGCTAGATCCATTAGCTGAAAAATTAGATAATGTTGGAATGACAGGTGGAGCTAGTAAAATATCTAGATCTAAAAAACTTTCTAAAGAAGGTAGTATTTATTTAAGAAAAGCAAATAAAGATACTCTAAAGTATAGTAGATATGTTACTAAAGCAGGCAAAGATGGAAATTTTGGATCACCAAAAATGAGTGGTGCTACAGCAAAAGCTTTAAAAACAGCTTCTAAAGAACAAAAATTAAAAAATGATAAAGAGACACTTGCAATAGCGACTGATTTTGGAAAAATTAAAATTACTAAAAAAGATTTAAAAGGTAGAGATGAAGCAAGAAAATTTATGAAAAGAAAAAGAAAACAATACGAAAAACAAGCAAAGTCTTTTGAGATAAAAGGACTTAGTATAGGTGGAGAAGCTAGAGGCACAGGAGCAGCAATAAGAGGTAAAGGTTTTAAAGGTACATTTTAATGAGCCTAAAGAAATGGTTCAATGAAAAATGGGTTGATATAGGATCACCAAAAAAAGGGGGAGGATACAAAGAATGTGGAAGAAAATCTGCAAGTGGATCAAAAAGAAAATACCCCAAATGCGTGCCTGCTGCAAAAGCAAGCCGAATGACAGAATCAGAAAAGCGTTCTGCTGTTGCAAGGAAAAGACAAGCCGGTAATCCTGGAGGAAAGCCAAATAATGTCAGTACCTTTACCAAGAAGTATTATGGTGGTATGATAGACCTATAAAATTTTAAGGAGAAAATTATGGCATTAAAAGGAAATCAAAAAAAATTAGATAAAAATAAAGATGGTAAAATCTCAGAAATAGATTTTAAAATGATGAAAAAAGTTGAAGGCGGTGCTGCTATCAAGGGCATGGGAGCCGTAGTTGGCGGGGATGGATTACAAGATGAAGAATTAATTCCTGGAAAAACTATGGATTATCATAAAGATATACTTTAATGAATTATGGCTACATCAGGAACTACAGCATTCGATCTTCAGATTGATGACATTATTGAGGAAGCATATGAACGATGTGGTATGCGAACTAATAGTGGTTATGACCTACGTAGCGCAAGAAGAAGTTTAAATCTTTTATTTTCAGAATGGGGAAACAGAGGTATTCATCTTTGGAAAGTTGAACTTAATGAAAAAGCTTTAGTTGCAGGTACAGCAACATATACAGTTGATGGTGATGTTAATGACGTTCTTGAAGCATACATTTCAACTACAAACGCAGCAGGTAATTCTTCTTCAACAAACGATATATCTTTAACAAAAATTGATAGATCAGCTTATGCTGCAATACCTAATAAATTTGAAACAGGACAACCATCACAATATTTTGTAGACAGACAAACTACACCAACAATAAGTTTATATCTTGCACCGGATGCAAGTACGTATACTACATTAAAATTTTATACTATTAATAGAATTGAAGACGCAGGTTCCTATACAAATACATCTGATGTAGCATATAGATTTTTACCATGCATGTGCTCTGGATTAGCTTATTATTTATCTCAAAAAAAAGCACCAGATAGAATACAATTGTTAAAACAATTATATGAAGATGAATTAATAAGAGCGTTAAATGAAGATGGATCTAGAACTTCAGTTTACATTTCTCCACAGTCATATTACCCAGGAGGATCATAATGAGTTACGCAAGTGGTAAAAGAAGTTTAGCTATTTCAGATAGATCTGGACAAGCGTTTCCTTATAAAGAAATGGTAAAAGAGTGGACAGGAGCTTTAGTTCATATATCAGAGTATGAACCTAAACATCCACAATTAGACCCTCCTTATCATAAGGCAGATGCTATAGCTTTAAGAAATCCAAGAACACAAAAATATCAACAACCAACAACAGTTGCAGCTAATGATCAAACAGTTGCAGATTCTGGTGGCACTGTAGTTGGTGTTGCAGATTTAACATTACCTGGAGATTTTGCTTTTTCAACTCAAGGGACAAGTGCAATGATTCCTGCAGATCCATCATTACAAAACAGAAGAAGAGAGATAACTGGTGTATTAGGTAACGTAACAGTGAGTATAACATAATGGCTATATCATTTTCAGATTTTTTAACAGAGGTTCGAAATTTTACTGAAGTAGATAGTAATGTTTTAACTGATACTATAATTAGTCAATTTATAAGACACACAGAATTAGATGTTGCAAATAAAGTAGATTATGACGATACAAGAAAATACGCAACTTCTTCATTTTCATCTGGTAAAAGATTTTTAGTTACACCTTCTGATTTTTTAGTCATTAGATCTTTACAAGTATTTTCAACAACTAGTATATCAACAGGTGATAGAACTTTTATGGAAAAAAGAGATACTAGTTTTATATCTGAATATAATGGCACCGGTGCAACTGGAGTTCCTAAATATTATGCAAATTGGGATGAAAGTTCTATTGTTGTCGCTCCCACACCTAATGCAGATTATGCAGTTCAACTAAATTATATTATTACACCACCTAGCTTTACTTCAACTAATTCAACTTATTTATCTACTTACCAACAAGGTATGTTATTAGATGGTGTTTTGACAGAAGCATATGCATTTTTAAAAGGACCTATGGATATGTACAATCTATATAAAAACAAGTATACTGAAGGTGTACAGAATTTTGCTCTCCAACAAATGGGGAGAAGAAGACGAGCAGAATATGATGATGGTGTACCAAGGGTTAAAGTACCTTCACCGTCACCAAACAGTTAAATTTAAAGGAGAAATATTATGGCAATAACAACTAATGCAATTTGTAATTCATTTAAAAAAGAGTTACTTCAAGGAAAACACGATTTTGATACATCAACGGATACATACAAATTAGCGATGTATACATCACAAGCAACTTTAGGTGCTTCTACTGAAAACTATTCAACAAATCCAGGTGGAGGATCTAATACTGAAGTTACTTCATCAGGTTATACTGCAGGTGGTAAGGCACTTGTTAATCAAGGTGTAAAAGTATCTTCAGGTGTAGCAATTACTGATTTCGCTACAGTCTCATTTGTAGGTGTAACACTTACAGCTAGAGGAGCTTTGATTTATAATACAACTACTGATGGTGGTTCTGGAACTACTGATGCGGTGGCCGTGCTTGATTTTGGCGGAGACAAGACTGCAACATCAGGTACATTTACAATTCAGTTTCCTGCATTTACTACTTCAGCTGCAATATTAAGATTAGCATAGGGAGGGTACATGGCACTTGTCATTAACGACAGAGTTAAAGAGACAAGCATTACTACAGGTACAGGTGACTTTACCTTAGCAGGTGCATCTCAAGGTTTCGAAAGCTTCGCTAGTGGAATCGGAGTTGGTAATACAACTTATTACACTATCGTTCAAGCAGGTTCAAGTAACTTTGAAGTTGGTGAAGGAACTTTAAGCGCAAGTAGCACTTTACAACGTACAACACCTATATCATCATCAAACTCTGATAATGCAGTTAATTTTACTGCAGGAGACAAAGATGTTTTTTGCACAATACCTGCAAAGAAAACAATTTCACCAGTAATGGAAGCTACTAAATATGTAGTTACTCATGCTTCAACAATTTCAGAAGATCAAACAATGGACTCTGGAGTTCTTGCAGGACCTGTTACTATAACAGCAACACAAACTATAACAGGAACATTGGTAATTATATAATGAGCAGTATATTAAAAGTAGATACAATCCAAGACCAATCAGGTAATAATATTATCAACGAATCAGGTAATGTAATTACTATTGGTGCATCTGGAGATACTATTACTGTACCTGCTGGTGCTACTTTAAGTGGAGATTTAAACGCATCAAATCTAACAAGTGGTACAGTACCATCTGCTAGAGTATCTGGTGCGTACACAGGAATTACACAGACAGGAACTCTAACATCTTTTACATCTACAGGTATAGATGATAATGCTACAAGTACAGCTATTACTATTGATAGTGGTCAGAATGTTGGGATTGGTACAGCTACGCCAAATGCTATTACTGGTTATGGTGGTTTAACTATAGCGGGAAATACTTGGGGAGGTTTTTTAGATTTTGAACATGGCTCAACATTAAACAGTAGTATTGTTGGTGCTACTAATGGATTAAATATTCTTACAAGAATTAATCAACCAATACTGTTTAAAGTTAATGCTACAGAAGGTATGAGATTAACCTCTACTGGATTAGGCATTGGAACTACATCGCCAACAGGTGCTTTAGATCTAGTAGGAAATGCTACAATTACAACAGCAGATAACTCAAATACATTATCATTAGTTTCAACAGACGCTGATGCTACTTCAGGACCAAGAATTTCTATGCGTAGAGAAAGTGGTTCTCCAGCAGATAATGACATAATTGGACAGATATATTTTACTGGAAAAGATGATGGTGGAAATAATACAGATTACGCTTCAATCAGAGCAAAAATATCTGATGCAACTCATAATACTGAAGATGGTGCATTAGAATTTCAATCTTTTAGGTCAGGATTTTTTAATAATTCTTTAACATTAGGTCCAACTGAAACTGTGTTTAACGATGATAGTGTTGATATTGATTTCAGAGTTGAGAGTAATGGTAATGCCAATATGTTATTTGTCGATGGTGGTAATGACAAAGTTGGTATCGGAACTTCATCTCCTGCAGCAAAACTTCAAGTAACTTCTGCTAGTAGTAGTGTAACACCTAATGGAAATGCTGATGAATTATTTGTAGAGGGTAGTGGAAATTCTGGAATTACTATTGGCTCTGGAACATCTGGTGCAGGTCAACTTTGTTTTGGAGATAGTGGAGATAATGATATTGGAGCAATAGCTTATTTACATGATGTAAATGCAATGAGATTTTCTGTTAATGGTCCAGAAAAAATGCGTATCGACTCATCTGGAAAAGTTGGTATCGGAACTGCATCGCCAGAAGTACCTTTAAGTGTTTTAGGTTCTGATACACAAATTCATTTTAATGAAACTTCAGCTAGTGGTGGTGGTTACTTAATGTCAGAAAGTGCAGGTCAATTTAGAATATCTGGTGGAGCAGGATATAAAGTTGGTGGTAGTGGTTGGGTAGCAAAATCTACAGAAGCTGTAATTATTGGACATGATAGTGGTGGAGATATAAAATTTTTTAGTAATACAGGTTTAACTGCAGGAAATACTTTTACACCATCAGAACGTATGCGTATCGACAGTTCTGGTAATGTTGGTATTGGAACTTCATCTCCTGGCTCATATAAGTTAAGTATTCAGGATAGTGGAACTTGTTTACTCAAATTTAGAGGTGGTTCTGGAAATGGAACATATCAGCAATTTGATGTAAATGGTGGCACAACTATTGGTTACATAGGTGATGCCGCAAATTTAGTAAGTGGTGGTTCTCAAACTGATTTAGCCATAAGAGCAACAAACAATATTGAATTTTCTATTGGACTTACAGAAAAAGCAAAAATTAGTAGTTCTGGTTTAAATGTTAATGGAGCTTTATCAAAATCTTCTGGTTCATTTAAAATTGACCATCCTTTAGAAAATAAAAAAGATACACATCATTTAGTTCACTCATTTGTAGAAGCACCACAAGCAGATAATATTTACAGAGGTAAAATAGATTTAGTTAATGGTACAGCAACTATTAATATAGATACAAATTCTGAAATGAGTGATGGAACATT